CTGGAACTACTGTGACAAACACAGCAGCATTTCCAGAAATGGAAGTTACATCTAGCGTCCCTGAAGGATTGAATTTGTAATATCTGAGTTGTTCTATACATAATTAAGGGGAGGACTTTGGTTCTCCCTTTTTTTTTATACTTTTGTAAACTATGTTTTCATCCAAACACTACATAACAGATATCAATACAATACCATCTGCTTGGATATTTGAAAACTATCTTGGTCTACCACAAAAATTAACAGGTCAAAGTGTAAGAATTAATAGTCTTTTTAATCTGAATGACAAAACACCTTCCATGTACATATACTACAATGCTGATAATAAGGTGTATAAGTATAAATGTTTTTCCACTGGAAAAGGTGGAGGTGCAATAGATTTAATGATGCACATGTGGAATCTCAGTTTTGCTGATGCTTCTCACAGAGTGATTAAAGACTACGTTGACTACGTAAAAACTGGTAAGATATGTGAAACAAACATAACTCAACATTCTAAATGGAAAGTTGATAAGTGGAGAACCAGAGGTTGGAATGAAAATGACGCTAAGTTTTGGTCTGCATATAATATATCAAGTAAAATTCTAAATAATTACAATGTAATTCCCTTGGATAGATATACAATGCAAAAAGTATTGAATGACAATGAAATAGAAGATGAATTCACAGTGGTAAGTAAGTATGTATATGGTTATTTTACAAGTGATGGCGTCCTCTATAAAATCTACCAACCAATGAATAGAGAACGCAAGTTTATTAAAATTTGTGATTATATTCAAGGTTATGATCAGTTAGAAAAGAAACCAATTATTGTGATTGCTTCTTCACTAAAAGATTGTATGGCAATTAAAAGTATGGGCTTAAACATTGATGTTATAGCACCAGACAGTGAGAACAGCATGCTACATCCAGATGTTATCTTTGAACTTAAAGAAGAATATCAATCTGTTGTTACTATTTTTGACAGCGATGATGCTGGAATTAAAGCAATGAAAGCTTATGAAGAAAAGTATAAGCTACCATTTTGCTATTTACCATTAGAAAAAGACATTGCTGACATTGTCAAACAACATGGTATTAAAAAAGCAATATATGAGTTTGTTCCAAAGCTTGATAATGCTTGTGACAAATATGCAAAATTGCATTCAGATGATGATTAATTTCATTATTTTTGTAGAACTTAACACTTTATTTTATGACAAACTGGTATTATCCTTCTCTTAAGAAGAAGGTATTAAAAGTTGAAGACATCCCAAATCATGAGGAAGTCATTGGTTTTATATACAGAATAACCAACTTAAAAACTGGTAAGTTTTACATTGGCCAAAAGAGTCTTTACCATAAGCGTAAGACTAGGATCTCCAAAAGAGAAAAGACACAAACAGGTACTAGAAAAATATTCAAGCAAACAGTCAAAGAATCTGATTGGATGACCTACTATGGTTCATCTGTAGATTTGAAAGAAGATGTAGCTAGAATGGGACCTGAAAATTTCAAAAGAGAAATCTTGGAAGTATGTTGTACTAAAAAGTATTTAAACTATTGTGAACTTTCACATCAAGTAAAAAATGATGTGCTTAAAGCAAACACATACAATGGTAATATTTTAGGTAGATACTTTGCAAGAGATATGGAAAATTGTAAATGTTAAAAAAATGGCAGTAGCTAGATTTACCACAGATGTTGCATTCGCAGAACGTATGCAAAAAGAAGAAGCGTTTTTTTCAAAGCCCTTCTTATTATCCTATTCAGGACTTAACAAATTATTGTTTAGCCCTGCTTTATTTTACAGTCACTATGTTTTAGGTCAAAGAGAAGACACTGAAGACAAGAACATGGTGGAAGGTAAACTTATTCATTGTCTATTACTCAAACCTGAATCGTTTGATGAAGAGTTTGTTCTAAGTGCAGTAAATACACCAAGTGATAACCCTAAAAAGTTATTGCAAACTTTATTTGCACATTATAAAGAACTAAAAAGTTCTGGAGATACAAGAGAAGAATTGCATGAGTTTAATCCTGCAATCCTTGACATTCTAACAGACATGAACCTTTATCAATCTTTAAAGACTGATGCACAACGCCTTGATAAAATTATTACTGAGGACCACGTTGCTTATTGGGAATACATGAAGAAAGCTGAAGGACGTACTGTTATTGATCATGACACACATACTTTTGCAACTTCTGTAGTTGACAAAATTAAAAGTAAACCTAACGTCATGGATGTTATGGGATTCTTTGGTGATAGCTTTAATGGTATCACCAAACAAAATGAAATTGAACTTGCAATGTTTGATGAAAACTTCTTGTTTGGTTTCAGAGGATTTATTGACAATCTAGTATTTGATAGTAATGCTAAAGAAATCAGAGTTAATGACTTGAAGAAAACTTCTAAAGACATTGGTTCTTTTACAGACAGCATTGAGTATTATCGTTACTGGATGCAAGCAGCAATGTACTATAAGATGGTTGAGCATGTTTATTTAAGCAAAGCTGAATATGCAGACTACAAAATATCTTTTAGATTTGTTGTTGTTGATCCTTATATGCAAATTGCACCAATCAGAGTATCAGATGATACAATGAAAGAGTGGTTAGTTAAAACAGATGAGATGCTTAACAGAGCTAATTTTCATTTTGAAAATAAATCTTTTGAGCTTCCTTATGAATTTTTAGTCAACGGTGAAATAGTACTATGATATCACAGATATACAACAAGTATTTCCAAAAGTCTATGACTTTCTTGTATCCATTATTAGGATTCAAAAAAGACAAACATCAGCGTCCTCTCCAGACATATTTGTCTTGGAGTGGGACAGCTTATGATGCATCTTCCAGAAAACTAATTTGTGTGTATGAGATAAAAAATACTGAAGACTGGAAAGTATTTGAAAGAGAATACTTAATCACACACAAAATGTTAGACATGTGTGTGCCTCTTGACAATAACAAGATTGTATATATCTTTGATTTTAACTCTATGGCAAGTGACTATGATGCTTTTCTTTCAGGAAAGTATTCAGAGCTATCTCCTTTTGTAAAGAAAGCTCTCACTGACTATTATGGAGTACACACCCCTGAATGGGTTTACATTGAATCATTCTTGTTCCCTACCAAATACTTTAAACAATACGCTCAGATACTAGATGTAGAAGAAGAGTTTATTAAAAGTGTTGGTGAACTTTGTGATCATTATGATAAGCAAAAAGAATGCTTTATGGAAGAATGCCCTGATGGGTTAGAATGGATTAATTAAAACTTTAAATACTAATAAAAACCAAATGCAAAAAGAAACCAAATGTATGTTTGTGTATAGCACAGACTGGTATGGACGCAAGAGCTTCCGTATGATGCCAATGTCACATGAATGCCCATTTAACGAGGTGATTTATGATCCAAACACTAGAGTTCTTGCAGTTATCAGTAAAGATAAAAAAGACAAGCCTCAAATGTTACCTAAGTTATCAGACAAAGGTCAAGTAATTCAAATGAAAGGCGTTGAAGGTCAACAAATTGTTGAAGAACGCAGAATCATGGAAACTTACTATGAATACTACATTGATAACAAGTCAGATATTGAGAAATTTATCTTGACTTTTGCAGTAAACAGTGATCATGAAGCTTTGAATATTGTCAATGAGCCAATTGACCTAACAACAGAAACACCCATGTAATGAGTAGACAGCGTAAATTTTGGATAATGGACTATGAAACCATTGTCAATTGTTTTATTGCTGTTTTTCGCTCTTATGATTCTGATGAACAACACATATTTGTTATAGGTAAACACCGTAATGATATTCATTTGTACATCAAGTTTTTGTTAGAGAATCAACAGAATAAAGATTGGCATTTTGGTTACAACAATCTTGCGTTTGACGCGCAAATTACTGAGCATATACTTGAAAACTTAGAATTCTATTCCTCCAGAGATGGTGAAGAGATTGCTGGTAGAATATATGCTTATGTAAAAACTATTATTGACAAATCAAATAAAGGTGAATTTCTTGATTATCCAGAATTTAGACTGACTATTCCATGCCTTGACATTTTTAAGTTAAATCACTGGGACAGTAATGCAAAACGTACTTCTCTTAAATGGGTTCAGTTCTCTATGGACTGGCACAATGTAGAAGAAATGCCTCATCCTCACGGGGAGAGAGTTGAAGACCAAGCTACTTTAGACATGGTAATCAACTATTGTATTAATGACGTGTTATCTACCAAACAGATTTTTACACTTAGAAATCCTAAAGGTGAACAGATAATGGCTAGTCAGATAAACTTAAGAGCTGAATTGAGTTCTGAGTATGAATTATCCTTACATAGTGCTAGTGAACCAAGAATTAGCAAAGAGATGTTTTTGCACTTCTTAAGTGAAAAGCTTAGTAAGAATAAGAAGGAAATCAAAGTAATGAAAACAGAAAGGGAAACTGTAACTGTTAGAGATATAATATTACCTTCTGTAAAATTTCATACACCTGAGTTTAATGCTGTGCACAACTGGTTTAAAAGCCTAGTTGTAGACACTGCAATTGATTCTGAAAAAGAAGAATCTGGCCCTAAGTATAGGATGAATTTCAAAAATACACCTACTGATTACGGTTTAGGTGGTTTACATGGTTGCACCAAGTCTGGTATTTATGAAGCAGGTAATGGAAAAAAGATATTGAGTGCAGATGTTACTTCATTCTATCCTAACCTAGCAATTAAAAATAGTTGGTCTCCAGCTCACATACCTAAACATGACTTCTGTGAACTGTATGAATGGTTCTTTGAAGAACGTAAGAAGTATCCAAAGTCTTCTCCACTAAACTATCTGTTCAAGATTATTCTAAATTCAACTTATGGTCTAAGTAAGAATAAGTATTCTTTTCTTTATGACCCAGAGTTTACTTTTAGAATTACAATCAATGGCCAGTTACTGTTAAGTATGCTTTATGAGATGATTGCTACTAGAATTCCTACAGCAATTCCTTTAATGCAGAATACAGATGGTTTAGAATTTCTTGTAGATGATGAGCATGAAGCCAGATTCTATGAGATTTGTAAAGAATGGGAAGAACTTACGCAGCTTCAACTTGAAACTGTAGAATATCAAAAGATGATCATTGGTGACGTAAACAACTATATAGCAGTTTACAAAGATGGCAAAACTAAATGCAAAGGACGTTTTGAATTTGAAGAGTTACCTCTTCACAAGAACAAGTCTTTGTTGATTATCTCCAAAGCTTGGTACGCATATTTTGTACATGGAAAAGACCCTGTTGAATTCTTGAAAGAGAACCGCAACATCTTTGACTATTGTGCTGGTGCAAAACTAAGAGGAAACTGGTACTTTGAAGAAAGAGGTATTAAGAACAATGAATATGTAGCAACAAAGCTGCAGAAGCTTGTGCGTTACTATATCTCTGAGAAAGGTATTAAGATAATCAAATGTAACCCAGATGGCAGGGAAATTCAACTGGAAAGTGGTAAAACACTCCAAACACTCTTCAATAAGTTTGAAGATAAAAAATGGGAAGACTACAATGTAGATGAAAAATTCTATCTAGATAAGATCTATGAAGAAATTAAAAAGATAGAAAGCACATCGCTTGTACTTCCTTCTCACAATCAAGTTAATCAACTTACACTCTTTTAAAATGAAAAGAACAATAAACGGAATGAATGCTTATTCCAGAATGATTGGAGCAGCTTTGCCTGCAAAAACTGACACATACACGCCTATTGCTCACAGTAATGTGATTAATAGAGTGCGTTCTGAAATCACAAATGCTGGTTTCATTATTACAGGTGAAGAGTATCGTTGTTCAAACGATGCTCAGGTAGCCATAGGAACCTTCAGAATGAATTATAAAGCTGATCCAGACATTGAGTTGTCTGCCAACTTTTTAAACTCTTACAACAAGCAATACGCTTTTCGCTTTAACCTTGGTGGTTTAGTGAAAGTATGCAACAATGGTATGATGCTAAACAATAACAAGTTTGGTGCGTACAAACGCGTGCATAAAGGTGCTGCTGACTTGTTAGCTGAAGGTAAAATTGCAGACTTTATTAAAGATTCTGAAGTGTACTGGGAAAATCTAGTAGAGCATAAAGATAAAATGAAGGACGTATTATTGACAAGCACAACTCAACATGATTTGTTAGGTGAATTGTTTTTCAAACGTAAAATTTTGAACACAATGCAGCTTAACCAAATACGTTCTGAGATGGAAAAGCCAACTTTTGAGTACAAGGTTGACAATGATTCTGCATGGGCACTTTATAATCACATTACATTGTCCCTTAAAGATTCACATCCTGCAACCTGGATGGACGACCAGACTGCAGTGCATGAGGTTTTTGCAAACATGCTAGGATTAGAA